GACCCTTTCTTCGCGGCTTCGGCGGAATAGTCATTGCTGACGAGACGCGGCATAACGAGAAAGCCGCGCAAGGTCTGAATTCCCATAGCGAGAATTTTCGGGACCCAATTTGTCAGGTCATTTGCTGCCATTTTTCACCTATTAAGCAAAAATTAAAAGATTTGGCCCCCGGCCGTGAGTATGCGCCGTTCGACGCCGTCGAACAGGTTGTTTATCACCGATAAACGATTTTATAATAATTTTAAAATCCTTTAAACATTTTAGTCAATTACTTCAATTTTTCCGGCCGCGACATCATCAATATATTTACCCGTCCGGTACTCCGCGCGGGTTATTTGCTTTTTGCCGCCGCTTCCGGAGCCGGAAGCGGAAGATCCCCCCGCGCCGCCGCCCGCGTTAGGCTCGAATAAATAGGGAGCTTCCGTTAATAGCTGCTGCGCCCATTCTTCCGCCGTCAAAGGCAATTTTCCTTCCGCGCCGTACACCACCGCGTCGCCGTTCATAGCGACGGGCACGCCATTATCGTTAACTTTCCAGATCGATCGGGCGCGGGAAAGGATATCCGTCAGCGCCCCCTTCTGAACTTTTCCCACATTCGATACGGCTTTAGCCACCACGTTGTCGATAACATGCCCGTGTAGCTGCGAGCGATATGTTTGCGCCTGCATTTCCGCATTTTTTTTAGCTTCTGACAAGGTTGTAAGCCGCCCTTCATATTCCGTTTTTATTTTTTCAATATCAGGGGAATCTTTCGACGCGGCCTGTTTCTTCAATTCTTTATTCTCTTCCGCTAGCGTCTTATAATGATCTGGATCAATATTAGAGAAGGCCTCAAGCTTTTTCGTTAACGCGATATTGTTGCTCCTGAACTCATCGATCCGTTTTTTAAAGCCGCCATCTTCTGTAATTAAAACAAAACCCCCTTCCGACGCGGTGTAATGCTCCCGGAGCGCCTCGACAACCTCGTTTAAATCCTTAATAAAAGTTTTTAACGCCATATTTTTTTATTCGTACCTCTGTTTAAGTTCCCGGACGGTTAAAGGCCGCCCTTGCTGGTTAATTAGATCAGTAAAAGTTAAATTTCCAGACTTCCACAGATCGTATTTTCCCGGTCCTAATTTATCAAGCTGAACCGCTTTCGGTTGCTTCCGCAACCATGCCTCATAGCTCGTTCCCGCCGCCACCTGCCCGTCCACGCTGGCGCGGGTAGACGGTTCTATTTCAAGAATTTTTTTGTGCTCTCCCGCTGGCAAATCCTTACGCCGCAACGTTTCCCAGCTATATAGATACGGCGTTAAAAAAGTCCGACAATTCCAATGCCAGGGCGGCGGACCGGGAAATTGCTCGGAGGTCCCCTGAATCGGATTGCCGGTTTTTAAATCCCAGACCGCCGAAGACCTCGCCATGCAGATCGCAGAAGTTCGGGTGTCTAATGTAACAACCGCCTGAACACCCCGAACCACGTCAGAATTTCGTTTCAGCGTTTCGTAGTTAGCCGCGTTTGAAACCGCTTGAACGCTCGATCTAACAAGAGCTTCCGCCTGCCGCATTCCAACATCCATAATGCCGCCCGCGAAATCAGTGAAAACTTTCCGCTCATCGTCAATTCGGTAAGCGCTTCGTTTCCCCGTCGGCATCCCCCGAATTCTTTGAACAAGCTCCGAGTTCGTTTCGCCTCTGAGGATTCCCTGCCGCATTTGATCCTCAAAAGCGCGATATAACGATTGCTCCTGCCGTCCCCACCAGGCGGAACTGGGCGCGCCCTCAATCAAAGTATTAGATAAAAGTTCCGTAATCTGCGGGCCCGTTAAGGTAATATCCGCAATATTCACAGTAAGGAGCCGGTTTATTGTGTCGACCGCGAACCGCGCCTCGTCGGCAACCAAAGGCCTAAGCTCCGCGGCGACAGATGATTCCATCGCACTATAAGTCGGGCGGATTACCGTCCGCACCTGCTCAAGCAATTTGTTCAACCGTTGCTCTTTAAATTTCAGAAGCGCGGGGGCGGACGGATCAATTCGTCGAATTTCCTCCGCTAATTCGATCTCAAGTTGTCGAAGGTAACCGAGCGCCCGTTGACGAACTTCCTCTGAAAATCGCTGTAAATCGACAGTTCTTGAAATATAGCGGTCGACTATCCGGTCTGAAGTATTTTCAGGCATCTTGCACCACCGCAGGCGCTACGGGAGTTTTTAATCGAGAAATTTCACGCTCTAAATACCATATTGCCTTACGCAGGTCCTTTACGGGATCGCCTTTAGTCCCCGCCCGCCAGATATATTTCACAGCGTTACCGAGGTTAAAATTCATATGCTCGGTAATTTGAATGCACTCTATCCCGCTTGGATGTCGAATGTAATGTTCAGGGTGATTAATATCATCAAGCATTGACCAACTCCCGATATACCTCATGCAAAATACGTTTCGGCTCGCTCTCGATATCCGGCGATATACCGATCCCAGCCAGGATCGCCGAAGTGATAGCCGCGTACGAAATTCGATTACTATAGGCGCCACCCTGCGGAATTAAACAATCGTCCGTTCTTTTAGCTTCGTCCGTATCTTTATTTTTCATAACTCTCCTCGATTTTAAATTTAAAAATAGAATTACCGACGGACTTTAAGGGCTGATAGTCGTTCATAACCAAACAGCCCCGATTTGCCGTTCCTCCCCAGGAATTTCAATTTCGGTATATATGAATGATCATATATAACTATGTTAAATAGTCAAATAATCGGTAATTCCAGGCTTCATCCTTATCCACGCAAAAAAGTTACACCTAGAATATCATTACTTCCCATTAACCACAACTACAATTTTTAATTATAGTTAAATTAATCGGCGAAAATATGGGGCTTAAAGTCATTTTTAGCAATAAACGCGTATATACGGTCGATTATCCAGTCACATAAATAAGCGAACGGCTCGTCGTTGTCATGATCTGCTGAAACGCCTCTTTCATTTAAAATCATCGAGGTAGTGTGAATAGCTTCATGAACTATTACCCCGTGAGTTATGGGCCGATGTGGATTATGGAAATTAAACACCACGCAAAAGCCTTGAAGGCCTTTCCAGTTCATCGCGATAGTATACCCATATATTTCGGGGTCTTCAAAGTCCGGACAATGCTCTTTAACAGCGACCAGGTCGTTTGTCAGGATAATAATAAACTTCCCACGGTAGAGCGGAATATCCGTTTCATAAATTTTACAATATTTAGTTTCCTCAGCCATGAATCCCCCTTTAAATTATCGGCATACGGGCTTCAATCAACGCCAGCTCGTCATCAAGGGTCCGTGATTGCGGGATCATTTCCCAACGCTTCAAGTTATCAAACCAAGTTTCATAACTAATGCCCGACCCTTGAAGCGCGGCAAATAACGCGGTGACAAGCGCGGGGTCAGCCTGCGTCCCGGCGTAATCTTTATTTAGCACAATACTAAACTTGTCCGCGTCCCGCAGCCCTCGCCACCACGCGCAAATTTGCATCGCTTTAGTTATCCCCGCGTCCAAATTCCATGCGATTTCGGCCAAAACCGCCTGCTCCCCCGCATAACGCAGACGATGCGTGTCCGCCGCCTCGGTCATCTTCTTTTGCGCCTCAAGTAATCTAGCTCCAAGCACCGCCATCATTTTTTCTTTTTCTTCCAGGGCGTTCTCCAAAGCTCCCAAACCCTGCCCGGTAAATTCCAGAAATCCCGCGCGAGCGTCAGTTTTATCAGTAACCCAAGCGACGCCGCCAATTTCAAGCGTCTCGCCGTCATCAACATCAAAACCCGCCGCCCAGGGGGTGGGAAAGGCGACAAAATGCCGTCCCGCTTCCAAGTCGGCCGAACTACGATAATGGGAGAGATTTACGTTAACAATATCAAGCAAAGGGGGTTTCGAGGGCGTTAAACTTAAATCAATAGAGTTAATTATGACAAAAGGAATAAAATCAAGCCGGGTTCCGTTTCGGACAGGAAAGACGCGCGAAAATTCAAACCAGCTGTCAGAATTCTTAAGCTTCTGAAATAGCCGTTGCCGGTATGCGCCGTTCTCAAAATCTAAAACTCGATATTGCTCAATCTTCTCAACTTTAAAAGGATCGTCGCGCTTTTCCCGTTCGACAAATTCACGGAGGACTAAAAACGCTATTTGAGAATCCTTACTACCCCAGTTAATGATATCTTCCGCCCGATATTGAAGCATGCGAGGATCACCGCCTTCAAGCGGCGTGTCGATCAAAATTCCAACCCGACCCACTTTAATAACCTCCGCCGCTAATTCCCGCGTAAAAGCCTGAAAACCTCCGGGACTAACTATAAAGTCATTTAATAAAACTGAATCATCCGGGGTAAATTGCAGTGACTTCCGAAATAAAAATCCAGACAACGCGCGAGCGGTGCGCCCGCAGGCATTAAAAAATAAAGCCCGTTTCAAATATCCCGCGTACCGCTCGCCGCCGTCCTCACCGCTAAGCGCGGGAAGGTATAGAGTTTTCCGCGCCTTAATCGCCTGCTCCCCCTCGATACAATCCCGACACCTTTGCCACTCCGGCTCGTACTTCCTGTAATCTTCATGTTTGCTATTTACGGGCATTTTAAATACCTCCGATTCTCAGTGTTTTAATTTTATTAAGCTTAAATCCGAGCATGTATCGCGCCTCATCACCGATATGATCTTCCGCTGTAGTGTCAACATCATCTAAATTTCGATCATCACGCGGCAAAACTGGCACGGTACGATTGAATTCTGTGCAAGTCTCAAAAATAAACATTCCTGGCCGTTCCATGTGTGAATCCAGCGACGCCTGCATAAAATCCCGCAACCTCCGCCAGCCCGCAACCCGCGATCCAGGAGACTTGTCAGCGGCCTTCCATTTAATCCCAAACGGTCGGTACAAGTCCGCTATCGAGCGTCCGTTTTCAACTGTAAAAATTGAACTATCGGCGGGACCGTCCGACACTTTCCACCCCATTTTCCGTTCATAGGCGATGATCCTTTCGGCAATATCAATATCCGACATTCTGACACCGACATTAGGTTTTCCATCCCAGCCATATAGCTCCCCAACGCGGATAAAGGAACCGGGATAAAAACTTCGCCTCGCGCCGCCCCGTAAAACAACTTCCGCGCCGTCAGAAACCGCCCACCAACCAACCGAAAAAGGCTTCGATGATCCCCAATCAAAAGCCCGATAGATTTTCCAAGCGGCCGGAACTTCAAAAGGCTTAATAACGTGAATATCACGCCGCCAAACATCGTCAAACATGCCGCCCGCCGTAATGTCCCAATCCCCGTCGAGCCACGCACGCAACAACCATTCCTGACCGCCAGCGGCGACGGCAAGCCGATTTACGTAGCCAGGATCATTACGTGTCAAAATCTTATTATCAGACAGTCGACCTGGAATAACAATACGCCGCGTCTGAAACGTACGATCGCCCAGCTCCACCACAGCGCTAAATGGCGTTCGTGGGGGCGCGGGGTCAATGTATCGAGATTTTAACCAGTTATGCCCAGGGCCGCCAGGGTTGGCCGTCATCAAATAGCGGGGAATCACGCCCTTCGCGCTCCGCAACGTTCCCCAAAGCAAATCCGGAATTGTGGGGTCCGGATAGTTTCCCGCCTCCTCGATGTTAATCCAGGTGTTTCCGTCTCCCTGATGGGCTTCGGCATCCTTTCGCGTCCGCAGATGTCGGAAACGAAAAATGCCGCCCCCGTGGAATTTAAACATCTTTTTCTGCTCATTCCAGTCGGCAATATCCCGGTATAGATGTTGCGCCCGAATCATCGCGTGTTCAAGTTCCGGAAATGTCGGCCTGACGAATAAACCGCACGCATGCTCTTTGTATCTCAACAGATGATATAGCCAATCCCCTAAAACCGCGTCGGTCTTACCCCATCCGCGAGTACCCGCGAGCAGGATATCCTGCGCGACATGACAGCGAACGACAAGAGTTTGCGGGCCTGGCTGGGGCATCCAAATCCGGGAAATTTCAGACATATAAAATTAATCCTCCGGTTTTTGAGACTCCACAAGCTGTTGAAACTCTTCGTCCGTTTCGATCGGCTCGGCCGGAGGCAACTCTAATCGAAGGGCTCGCGCGGTCAGATCAATATTCTTTGTCTCCCGCCACCGGTCCGGATAGCGACGAGCTAAAATCTCAAGCCCCACTCGCGCGTCCGGAGGGAAATGCTTTTTCACCGTCAACCTGACCGGCTCACCGTTAATCGGCATAATTTTCTCCTCGTCTATCTCGTAACCTATCGCCCGTTTATAAGCCGACGCGGCCACCTCGGCGTTCGCCGGAGCGCGGCCCGCTATGATTGCGTTTGAAAAATCAGGATGCCGAGACATCCAATCGTAGAAAGTTACCGTATTTATACCTAAAAAATCAGCTATTTCCTGATTATTCAACCCCAATAGACACAGTTTTTCAACCTGTTGAATCACAAGCGCAGTTAGTTTCGACGGGCGTCCGCGCGGTTTTGGGGGTAATTTAGCAACCTTACGTTTTCTCCAATCATACTTGGTTGCTAAACTTAATATTGTCGAACGGCACACCCCGTAGCGTTCGACCAGCGCCGAAAGCGGCTCGATCTTCGCTTCGTAATCTATTTTTAACGCGCTTAAATCTCTATCGCTTAATTTTTTATCAGACATAAATTAAAATGTAAATACCCACATGATACCCATAAAATACCCACGACAAATGGGCACTGTAACCACATGAAATTATTAGTAAAAACTGGAAATACCCATAATACCCATAAAAATCCCCTATTCTTTCCCCCCACCCCCCCCCCCCCCCTCCCCTTTATATATATATATATATAATATATAAGAAATATATGGGTATTATGGGTATTGAGATAGAAAATAAATAGAATCAAATACTTAGAATACCCATAGCTCTATGGGTATTCTGTGGGTATTATATGGGTATTTTACCGGTTGACAAATTTAATTTAATAGAGTTAAATAAATTAGTTAATATTGTTAAACTATGAAATTTAATAAGGTTAAATAAAAATGAAACTTATTTTATATGTTTTAGATATAACCCAGGCCGACATAGCCGCCGCCGCCGACATAACAGCTCCGGCCGTCACGGTCGGACTCCGGAAAAAAACCGGAGCTGGTTATCTTGTCGCCCAGAAATTGATTAACGCTGCAAAACTGGACGCTGCCGCCCGTCGCGCTGTGGAAATCGCGCGGGACGAGCTGAATGAATTTTTAGATAGTTAATTTGGCGTCACGTTTTGCGCGGCTAAGTACGCGGCGGTAGTTTCGGCCCCATCCGGTAGCATAAGTAGGTCCGATCGTTCTTTATTGATGTATAACACCGGTTTTTTACCATTGTCAGCCGGACTGGGGTTGTTTAATCGGGTCTTTACGATGTAACCTAAGTTTTCAAGGATTACGCGACGTTTATTTAATGCCACGCGAAATTTTTTGTCGAGCAGCAACTTATCTAGCGCGGCGCTGGATATCCAACCGCCGCGAAATCCTAAACGCTCTTCTCCGGCCGCTTCCAGAATCTCTTGCTCCACCGGGCCGAGCGAGGTTTCCCAGGCCTCCCGGGTCGATGATGTTTCCGGGGCGCGATGACATAGTGTCGCCGGATTTAACTCGTCCGGAATCGCATAGTTTTTAAGATAATATGTTATCGCCGCCCATCCGTTTCGATTTCTCGCCCAATCATATAATTCCGGAAAATAATTACCTCCCATGCCGGATTTTAAAAGGTCCTCCCGCGATTGTTGCGCGGTGTAAAGAGGACAATATCGGCGCCCGCCGCGCGTGATCGCGACGGAATCCTTATGGTTACAGAAGGTCATATAATTTGCGCGGTTATCTCCTGTAAATTGCCCCGCGTGCTTGAATTGAAAATCGGTTCGTAAGTTTGTGATATAAGGTTTTAACGCCTCCTGAAGATCGCGACGCTCGGAGGGAAATAGATCCTCAATAGCTATAAATAACTTTCCGTACATCCAACCATTAAATTTCAACCCGTTTTTAGCCAGGTCGGCGGCGTTCGGGAAGTGAGCGTACCGCTGACCGACCGCTCGCGAAACGGCCGTTGCGAGGAAGGTTTTGCCGTTTCCCTCCGCGCCCTGAACGACCGGAGCCCATTGAAATTTGGCTCCTGGATATTGAACACACGCGGCCATGTACGATATTAAAATTTCACGGTCCCGGGACTCCGGGAGAAGTTTTTGGAGAAGATCAAGAAAAGGGGACGGGTCCTCGTTCACAGAGAGGACTTCCGCCGGCTCGTAAAAGTTCACAAGCGTCCGGCCCTCTTCCGTGATTATCGCCCCTGGCGCGAATTCCGGTCGGAAACAAAGCTCGTCAACTTTCGGAAAGTTATAAAGTTGTGATTCGGTAAACGCCTCGAACGCGTTTTTTGTCGGCCGCCCTTCCGCCGCCAGCGCGAATTGATAACCCCCAAATACCGCGCGGAATTGTTCAGGTTTTAAAAGCCCTCGTTTCGGGGCGAATATTTTATGATGAGCGATAACATAGACGCAGCCCTGAAAATAATTAATTTGGGCGTTAATATCAAGAAATTGAAGACCTATTCGCGCTGCCCCCGGATTTTTAGTTTCAATATTTGTTTGTATAAGGGACCCGCTCGTGTTTCTAGTTCCGGTATAAACCGCTGAGCAATTATTTATTGCCGTTGAAATTGATCTTTCGCGATAGTCGGGGCGATCGCGCCATTTATCCCGATCTCCTAACGCGGAAGCGGAAAATAGCCGCTCCATACGCTCCGGGTCGCGCCCGGTGTAAAACGCGAGATGCGCCAGTAGCGCCATGTCCGCCGCAGACCAATCGAAACCATGATCGCTCGCGCTTGGGTAACGGGCGGCCAGGACGGCAATGTTACAATCGTATAGATCGGAAAAAGTTGCCCCGTCGCCAAATGTCGCCGACGCGGACTTAGATCGGCGGGCGATTTGTAACAACGTTTCGTCATCGCCAGGGTTTGTATACTCTTTGGCAGCCGTCAAAATCTGCAACTGTCGCGAAAGTGTGAAAAATTCTTCGGCGAGTCGATTTAAAGCCCCTGTCGCGTCTGTAAACGCGGAGCCCATCGCGCCGACCCCCGTTAACGCGACAAAACGGTTTTGTGTGTACAGCTCAAGTTTATATTCAGAATTTTTATTTTTGTACGGAACTGAAAGCGCGGCCGTTCCGAAAATATGAAGGCCGCGCCCGCTATGCGATATTTCAACCGCGCAACCTGCAAACTCGAAGCATAACCGCTTTGCCAGGGGCGACCATGTCCCATCTGCCTGAAGCGCGTCGTCAATATCGAGAAAAAAGAAAGGATCGCTTTCAGTGA